ATGCAATACCGCTTGTTGCAGTATGGCTACTATTGGAGGTGGTTTTCTTAATATAGTTGGTGGAGTTTCTTCAACAATTGGTGGCGGATGCCGTAACAATGCAACTGGGTCGTATTCTACAATTGTAGGAGGGTTATGTAACAACGATAATTCTTTATCTAAAGTAGTAATAGCTGGAAGCAATATAACCGCAGACAGAGTTTGTAGTACATTTGTAAATAACCTATCAATTAAAAACATACCAAGTTCATCCGCTGGTTTGCCTAGTGGTTCAATTTACAGAATTGGAAATTCAGTATGTATTGTAATTTAAAAATAAATAAAAAAATAAAAAAATAAAAAAAACTTATATATTTGTATTCTAATTGATTATTTAAAATTAAAACTAAAAATAAAAAAAATGGAAAATTTCACAATTCACATCTTCGGTTACGGAGAAACTCAAATCAATTCAAAAGATTTGTCAATAAAAGTATCTAGCGACACTTTAACAACAGTAACGCCTTTAGTTAGTAGTATTTTTGCTAAAAAACCAGCAGAAAACACTACTGTAATTACTGACCTTCACGCAATTAATATTTTTGGTTACAATGATGTACGTTGGATGTCAAAAGATGGATTTAACGTAAAAGACGATGCTGATTTGAAACCTCTTATTGATTCTTTGATTGCTGAATTACAAACTGCAAGTGATAATCAACCAGTACCTACTCCAGAAGTATAAAAAAATAAAATAATTCTGACACTCGGTAACTCCTCTTTGTTAATTCAAATGAAACCGAGTGAAAAATTATTAAACCAAGTAAAACAACAATAACTATGAAAAAAATTTTCTTCAATTCTTCATTACCAAGAAGCGGTAGTACATTGCTTCAAAATTTAATTGCACAAAACCCAGATTTTTATTGTACGCCTACCTCTGGATTAGGCGATTTAATATTAAACGCTAAAAACACTTATGCTAATTCACAAGCTATAATCTCCCAAGATAAACTAGCTATGGAACAAGCATTTTTAGGTTTTTGTAGAGCTGGTATGCAAGGTTTTTTTAATAACATTACACCAAAAGAATTTATTGTTGACAAAAGCAGAGATTGGGGTATTCATTACAACCTTTTAAATATGCTAAACGTAAATCCAAAAATCGTTTGTATGGTAAGAGATGTTAGGTCAGTTTATTCTTCAATGGAAAAAAACTTTCGTAAAAACCCACACAGAGAAAATCATATTCAAAACCCACAACAATTAGTAGGCACTACATTAGACAAAAGAATTAACATTTGGGCAGATGGATTGCCAGTTGGTGTTTCAATGGATAGATTAAAAGATTGTATTCAGCAAGGTATATCTCAAAAAATGTTATTTATACGTTATGAAGATTTAATGCAGAATCCAGAAATTGAAATGAAGCGTTTATATGAGTATTTTGAGTTGCCTTATTATGAATCACACGATTTTGAAAATATAACTCAACACACACAAGAAAACGACCTTATTCACGGAATATATGGCGACCATACGTTAAGAGAAAAGTTTGAAATGAAACCAAATGATTTTAACGAAATTTTGGGTTATGAATTAAGTCAATCAATAAAAAATACTTATAAATGGTTTTATGATTATTTTGGTTACGTTTAAAATTTTATTATATTTGAACCAAGAAACTTTAAAATAACAACAAAATGATTTACAATTTAATCGGACAACCTCATTCTGGAAAAAGTACATTATCGGTACACTTGAAAACCGTTTTAGATTTAAACAACCCTTTACGCAAAGCATTTATAATTGATGGGGATTTTTTGCGTAAAATACTAAACAATAAAGACTATTCAGAAAATGGTCGTAGAGATAACGTTAGCAAAGCATACGCTATCGCTAAATATTTAGATGCGGATGATTTACACGATGTAATTATAGCAGTAATTTCCCCTTTTTTAGATTTGAGAGAAGAATTTAAACTTACTGCCGATGTAACTGAAATTTATCTTCACACAAAAAATATTAGAGGTAGAGAAAAATTCCACGTTGAAAATTTTGAAAAACCAGAAACGGACTTTATAGAAATTGACACAACCGATGTTGATGAATTAACTTCGCTAAACGAACTTCTAGAAAAAATTCAATCAAAAAAATATAAAGATGATGGGATTAATAAAGAATAGTTCTACTCCTAGTGTTTTACAAGATTTAATTTCAGAAGGGAAAAAAATTGTGATGAAAAAAATAAAAGGTAATTATTTTATTCAAATTAGATTTAATTTTAATGACATTGATGGAACAAAAAAATGGAGAATTATAATTGATGAAAAAGAATTTTATGTTTCAGAAATAATAATAAACATACCTTGTAGAACAGAAAGTGAGATGTACGAAGATTTTAATGGATACAAACATCACATAGTTACAGATGCAACAAACGAAGTTATTTTTGAAAAATTAATAGCTTATTTAAACTAAAATAAAAAAAATAAAAAAAATGGTAAGTACAGTAATATTTCAGTGCGATGGGGGATTGGGAAAGTCTATTATGGCTACTGCAATTCTAAAAGTAATTAAAAAAGAATATAAAAAATCAAATATAATTGTGGTAACTGGCTACCCAGATGTATTTATAGGCAATCCAAACGTAAACAAAGTATTACACCAATCACAAGCGGTTGGTTTTTATAAAAGTTATATTCAAAATAAAGAAACAAAAGTTTTTATTTCAGACCCTTATATGACAAGCGACTTTATAACAGAAAGTGGACATTTGTTAAAGATATGGTGCGATATGTACGGATTGAAGTATAATGGAGAATTACCAGAGATATTTTTATCTAAATCGGAAAAAGATTATTTTGCTCCTTTTTATAAATTAGACAAACCAATTATGGCTATTCAGCCAAACGGAGGTGCGGTAGGACAACATTTAAAATATAGTTGGACAAGAGATTTACCAGCTTCAATTGTAAACGAAGTAATCAGTCAATTTAAAAATGATTATGCTATTTTACATATTAAAAGAGATGACCAATTAACTTACGAAAATACTATTGGTGCATTAGATGGATGGAGAAGTATAGCTATAATGCTTTCACTTTCAACTAAAAGACTTTTGATTGATAGTAGCTCAATGCACATTAGTACTGCTTTAAATTTACCAAGTGTGGTTGGTTGGATAGGCACTAATCCTAAAGTTTTTGGATATGACTTGCATAGCAACATTGTAGCAAATGAACCAACAAAAGAAATTAATGTAGAAAGTAATAGCTACCAAAGACATTTGTTATTTGAAGATATTTCTACATTCCCTTACAATGATTTTTCAGAAGTTTTTAATGTTGACGAAATAATAAGTAAATTGAAATAAATTTTTAAGGAAGTATTATTATGAAAAAAACGCTTTTTATTTTAATGCTTTCTTTTACTTGTTTTGCTCAAAAAGAAGGTTACGTTTATTTTTCTGGAGCTATTGACATTAAAAATGCTATTGTAGGCTCAAATCCAACTAAAAACAACCCAGAACTAGACTTGCTATATCGTATGGTGCTTTGCGTTCGTTGCGGTTAATTTAAGACAAATGACAAAGAAAGATAGACAATTAGTTTTCGACAAATATAAAGGTAAATGTGCTTATTGTGGATGCGATTTACAAAAAGGATGGCACGTTGACCACATTCAAGCCATTAGGCGAAACGATAGTGATGAAAGCATTGAAAGGATGAACAAGATTAGAACTACTCCTTTAGTTCGTGGTCAAAATTCGATTGAAAATTACAACCCAGCTTGTAGGCAATGCAATATTTGGAAATCGACTTACAATATTGAACAATTCAGAAAAGAAGTTGCAGAACAAATAAAAAGGCTAAATGATTACAATGCTAATTATAGAAATGCAAAAAGGTATGGGTTAATTATCGAAACTAATATTGAAGTAAAATTTCATTTTGAAACGGTATGTAGCAATGACTGCTCTTCCTAGAACCGATTTAAACGCAATGTATGGAGGTAAAAATTATGTTTATAGTAATTACCTAAAATTGCTATATAAGGTAAAATGATTTAATATTCTAAAAAAATATTATTAATAATTCTTTTTTTGTAAGTTTGTGGTAAATTATAATTTTTATTTTTTATAAAAATGGATTTAGATAAAGTAGAAAAAGTAAATATTTTTTTAGAGGAAACAAATGAAATGTCTTTTTTTGAGCAAGTTGAGCATCTTGAAAAGGTCTTAAAAGAAAGTGGTTCTCCCGATATTTATATTGGTAATTCTGAACAGTTTCCTTTAGAACATAGTTTTTCCGATGGAATTTATACAAGAGAAATTTTTATAAAAAAGGGAATGATTGCTATTGGAAAAATTCACAAGCACGAGCATACTTTTTTTCTTATGAAAGGAAAATTACAAATATTTACTGAAAAAGGGGTAATTGAAATGGAAGCTCCTATTTATGGAGTATCTCCATCTGGAACTAAAAGAGTAGTTTATGCTTTAGAGGATAGTATTTTTCTTAACGTTCATCCAAATCCAGAAAATATATATGATATTGAAGAATTAGAAAAAAGAATGATTGTGTCCGATTTTGCGGAATACAACGAGTATAAACAATTAAAATAATATATATATGTCTTATATTGCGGTAGGTGGAATGGCAGTTTCTATTGGAACAAGTTTTCTTGGAGGTGCTTCTGCAAAAAAACAAGCTGAAAAGACAAGAGAATTGCAAAAGCAAATGAAACTTGCTGAATTATCTTTAAATGAAAAATTAACTGCGGATAAAATAAGAGCCGACCAAGAAAATATTGCGCTTGGAATTGTAGTGCAAAGTCTTACATCATACAGAGAAACTTTGCAAAAAGAAAGCACTATAAGATTAAGAGATACTTGGCTTACTACAACTGGAACTGGAATTGGATTAGGGGTATTATACGGATTATATTTAATGACATCAAACGATTAAGTTATGAGTACAGTAGCACAACAACCGAAAGCAGATGGATTTAGTGTAGCCAATGTTGGGTCGGCATTAATAGGTCAAATTGCTGGAGCTTTTATAACTGGGTCTTATGCTAAAGCAGATGCTAGGAAGCAAAGAGAATTAGAGGAGCAATTAGCAAAACTTGATTTGGCTCAACAAAAAGAGCTTACCGAAAGGATGCAGAATGTTCAAGGAGAGGTCGCCAAACAAGCAGAATATTATAAGTTTATAGCAGAACAGAATAAAAATGAAATGTTTAATAGAATACAAGGTAAGAGATTTACTTCTTATATTGTTTTAGGTGTAGGAGTTATGCTTTTAGCATTTGTAGTATTAAAATTAGCAAAAAAGTAAGATGGATAAAAACACGAAAACATTATTTATTACATTAGGAGGTGCATTACTTCTTATTTGGCTATTAAGACCAAAGAGTAATAAAAGCAAAAAAGGACTTCTAAATGTAAAATATGCTGAACCAAAACAAGTTTCTGACAATGAAAAAAAATTAAAAGAAAATGCAGTTATTGGATTACAAGCTATGCGTGAAGCTATTGATAGCAAAGAAAATAAAAAAGAATTAGACAAGTTAAGTTCAATGATTTTGCAAGATTATGGCGTTAAAGTTATGATTAACAAAAAAACTGGATTGTTACGAGCTATGTCTAAAGATGGAAAAGTAATTTCACAAGAAACAACTGACTAATGCCTATATTTGCCCCAACCATAACTAATTATCCAAATGGAGTTGTAACTGTCGTAAGTAACGATGCAACCCCTTATAGTTCTATTATTCAATCAATGGGTAGCTTTATGTATGAGATAAGTGAAATGTATTTAAACGCAAATAATAATAGTCAAATACTTCAAGCATATCAGTTTAACACTTATGATGTAAATGGAACGTTACAATCTTTTGTAGATATACCAACAATAGACCCTTATCAATTTCAATCTTCATTATTTTTTAAATTAGCAAAAGGCAATGTTGTTCTTAATGGAAGGACAAATTTAGATTTTGAGGTATTACCTAGTGAATCTTTGTATATAATTATGTACACAAAACAATTAGCAAATCGAGATTTAGTTCCAAGAACAAATTTTTTTAACAACGATTTTTTTAATTTATTCAATGATTATAAAGACGAAATTTAACCAAGTACCGCTTAATAGGATAAAAACTGAAAATAGAAATTTTGTTATTTCAAAACTTGAAACTGGAGATTTAATTAAAACAAAAGGTCAAGTATTTCCTTTGATTTATCATTATGGAATAGTAGAAAAAAATTTAGATGGTGTTTTTGTCATACACAACCACCCAGACAAATTTAATTCAAAAGGTGGCAACACAGTAAGAGAGCCTTTAGATAAATGGATTGAAAATAGGTATATAGTTTCGGTGGAACAAACTAATTTAAAATTAGAAGATATTGAAAAAATATACCAAGAATTAAAAAAATACAAATATGACTTTATAAATTTTAATTGTGAGCATTTTGTAAATTTTGCAAAAGACAAAAGTTATGTAAGTCCACAAGTGTTAAGATGGACATCAGTAGCTTTAATAGGATTAGCTATTTATTTTTTATTAAAAAACAAAAGAATATGAACCCAACATCACAACAAATAAATTTAAAAGTTGTTAATAATACTGCGTTACCACAACCAGTTTCTATTTTATCTATTGTTCCTAATAGTAATAGTGCAAGTAATAATAATATTCTTTATGAATTTAATTTTTCTGCACAATCTTATGTTGGGGTAACAAATATAAATGCTTACATTTCTAACACATCAAACCCTACTGTAATTGCGTATAATGCACCAGTTTTATCTCAAAACATTCAAGGAGTAGTTGATGCTTTAAATACGCTTAATCAAGGTCTTTTTACCTTTAATGGCACTACAATATACGTTTCTTCTAATTATTATATTTATTCAAATTTGAGTATTTCTGGAAGCTCTATTTTTGGAACAACTGGAACTACTCCACTTGGAATTACTATTGATAGTGCTGGTAATATTTATACTGCAAATGCTAATTCAAACAACGTAAGTAAAATTACTCCTTTAGGAGTATCGACAATATTAGGAACTACTGGTAGTCAACCAGTTGGAATAACAATAGATAGTTTAGGTAATATTTATACTACAAATTCTATTTCAAACAACGTAAGTAAAATTACTCCTTTAGGAGTATCGACAATATTAGGAACAACTGGAACTACTCCAAGTGGAATAACAATAGATAGTTTAGGTAATATTTATACATCAAATATAAGTTCTGATGATGTAAGTAAAATTACGCCTTTAGGAGTATCTACAATATTAGGAACAACTGGTACAAATCCACAAGAAATAACAATAGATAGTTTAGGTAATATTTATACTGCAAATGCTAGTTCAAACAACGTAAGTAAAATTACGCCTTTAGGAGTATCGACAATATTAGGAACAACTGGAACTACTCCAATTAGAATTACTATTGATAGTGCTGGTAATATTTATACTGCAAATCAAACTTCAAACAACGTAAGTAAAATTACACCTTTAGGCGTATCAACTATTTTAGGAACAACTGGATTAAGTCCACAAGGAATAACAATAGATAGTTTAGATAATATTTATACTGCAAATACTAATTCAGACAACGTAAGTAAAATTACTCCTTTAGGCGTATCAACTATTATAGGAACAACTGGAACTACTCCAGTTGGAATTACTATTGATAGTGCTAGTAATATTTATGTTACAAATTTCTCAAGCAATGATGTAACCATAATAGTTCAATAAAAAAACCTCAAAACGCTTGGCGAATCGAGGTTTCTTTGAATTAAAAAACATTAACTTTTTTCAGCAGAATTAACACAGATTAATACTAGCACGAACATCTTTACAAAACTACAATATTATTTTACAATTCTATATTGTTGCGACTATATTATTTTCCAATTCTATATCGTCAGTTGAGTTTTTTTCCATTAATTTGGCATATATGGTACTTTTTTTTCCAATAATACTACCTTGAACAAATCTAACGGTATCATTATCATCCATAATAAGATAACCACCACCCTCAATATTATCATCCATTGAAACTGCTTTTTTCAATCGGTCATCATCTTTAGGCATTAATTTAGATAATTGCTTTAGAACAGTTTTCTTTGCCATCCATTGCTCTGGGTCTTTCTTATCATTAAAGAAAAGGTCATTTGGTACTTTAGACATATTTATAATGTTTTGAATTTCATTTTTAAACATTACTTTAAAAACCACTTCATCGTCTAATTTAGCACAAGCATAAATACATTTTATATTTTTTGAGTTTCTAACAGAATTATGGTTAGGAGTATGAAATAACTTTGGCTCTAATCCTAATTCGTATTCAAAGTCATCATCTTCATAAACTACTTCGCTCCATATCTTCTTAACTTTATTCGACCTCATTAGAAGCGTTAATAGACCTTTATATCCCAATATAGGCGTTATGCTATCTCTATACGGAATAAAGTAAAATTCGCCTATCATTTGGCTTGGATTCAACCCCATTTCAGCACAATGCAAAATACTTGCAAATAGTGATGCTGGATTTTTCACAAAAGCTTCTTGTAATTTTGGAGAGCGTTTCAGTTCATTAATTACAATTTGTTTAAATTGCGCTGGTGTCATACTAGAACCTTCCAATAGTTCAGTAAGATTTTTCTTTTCGTATTTTTCAATAGTAGTAGTAAATTGAGTAACTACATTTTTTGATACTTGGTTTTCCATTTGTTAATTGTTAAAGTTAAGTGTTTCTGATTTTCTGGTTTCTAATTCGTTAATCTCTATTGATAGCCTATCCACTTCTTCTAAAATTCTAAAAAATTTTTTAGCAAACATATTGTTTTTACGAATTTCATAAAACGCAAATAGCTTTAGATTTTTACGATAATTAATTAAATCATAAAGTTCTAAATCAATAGTTGCTATAAGGTATTCTTGCGGTGTCATTAATAAGTAATTTCGTCTATGTAGGGTATTTCTATTTTAAAACTGCATTTATCGTTAATAGGACACTCAAAACACAATTTAAGCGATGGTTTTGCCTTGAATAGTTTATCAATAGGTTTTTGTAATTCATTTTTAACAAATTCAACCGTTGATAAATGATTTGCAATAGTAAGTTCATCAACATTTACTTTGATTAGCTTGACATCCATTACATCTTTAGAGGAAAAAACAAAAAAATAAAAATCAATATCTTCTGGCTCACATTCTAATTCTTTTGATAAAAGTATCTTGTATTGTACTGCTTGAAGCAAAAGATTATGTTTTTCTGGCAACATATCTAAATTCCAACCAAATTCAGACCATTTATCATCTAAAAGTCCAGAATATTTTGTGTCAATTATACAAACCCTTAAATTCCAATTAGCAACTATATCCATAATACCAGTCATACCATCTTGGGTAACTACTCTACCAGTATCTACAATATCTATTTCGTAATGCTTAATTATTTTTTTAAATAACTCGGCACTTTCAATTATTTTTTGATATTGTGTAGAAATACATTCTCTTGCAGTTCCTTTATAAACTTTTTCAATTTGAGGTATGTGTCCATCTCTGGGTATAGAACCAGTTGCTAAATACTCAAACGCATTACCATATTCCATTGCATCGCTTGAAGGAAATTTTACCCCATCAATATATTTTGCTTTTACTTGAAGTCCGCAAGTATTTCCAGATTTATATTCTGCAAACTCTTTTAGGAAGGATTGGCTAATGTTTATCATTTTGGTTATTTTTAAGTTTCTGTATTTCGTCATATTCGGATTGAAGTAGCCAACCATCACTAGTAAATTCAGTTCCAACCCAAACGTAATCTTGATTATGTCTTTTACGTTTTGATATACCAGTAATAGGAGTTTCTACTCTAATGTCAATTAAATCCTTTGCACTTAAATTAGCAGTAGTATTTTGCTTTAATTGTTGCATCATTTGGTCGGCACTTAATCTATCCATTGCTTCCATTATTACTGGTTTGTCAACACCACGAAAAAAATATTTGTAAAATCGTATTTTACTCATAAATGAAAACAATTAAGCTAGTGATATTTTTGGATATTTATCTAATTATTAACTTTTTATAACTATATAATAATTAATTTTGTTTTTAAGTTAATATACACTTTATCCATAGTGTTGTTATTAAGTTTCTTGGTTTAAGGGGAGGAGTTGTTACCTCCCTTTTTTTTATTCATAAGGCAACGCATCAAATTCATCTACATCATCAATAAATAATACATCGCCAACAATATAGTCGCTTGGGTATATTGCATTATTTTCGTGAGCAATTTCAGTTGCTACTTCGTTTATTTCAAGATTTTTTAGTTTGCCTTCTTCGTCAATAACAATAAAAGTTCCATCTAGCATTACTATAATTTCTGCTGGAGAATTGTATTGAGAGTTGCATACTAATTTTCTTGCTTCATCAAAAGTGTTAATATTCACTTTCTTTTTTTTACCCTCTATGGTAATTAAAATTACATCCATTTTATTTGTTTTAGTAGTTCGTTGTACAAATATAATAAAAAAAGCTATTGGTACAACAAATTATAATTATTTTTTTAATCTCGTAAAAATACCCTAAAAAATGGGTCAACTTTTTTCTTTCTGTTTTTATATTCAGAACCTCGTAAAGTATCATCGTGTTGTTGTATCTGCATACGCAACCTTCTTATAGTTTCAAAGTTAGTCATCTTGGAGCTGGATATTTTATTAAGTAGGTCATAGGCAGTTAAAGTGTCTATTTCTTCTTTACCTATCTCGTGAAAATAATAAGTAGCTATTAATTTCATATCATTATCTCGTAAAGATGGGTTTGTAAGTAAAAGGAAATGTACCTTATCTTTAACGGTTTTAAAGTCTTTAAATTCACTTGGTTTCATAACTACATAATTTTCATTAATTCTGAATATTTTTTTTCTAGTCTTTCATATTCATAAAAAGCATTTACAAATTGGTTAACTGCAAAATCTAATTTTGTGCTAACTCTTATTTCATCTTCTTCAATATTACCTAACTCTTTTGACAAGTCCTCATTAAATCTTAAATCTTTAATAGGTTCTTCTTTGAAATATTCATAAGTAGTTTTTAACGATGATAAAACAGTAAGTTTCATATCGTGTTCATTTTTATCTAAAATTGAAGGTCTTGCTTTCCCTAACAAAATACCAGTCAAAACGGATTTATCAATTTCATTATTAATAATATTTAACGAATCTTCTTCAAACTGAATGGGCATTAAATTAAATTTAGAAAAATTAATTAATGTGTCCATAACCATTTGGTCTGCTGAATCTTTTGCTATACGTATCATAATCTTTTGACTTTATAAATAAAAGGTTTGTTTTCTGTACCTAAATTTACTTGCAATATTGCACTATAAATTTCTCTCATTTTCTCCCTACTATCTGCAACCGAAACTCCATTGAAGTACCAATTAAAATTATCATTAATAATAACTCCAAACTTATAAAAGTTTCCGCTTGGATTTTTTTGATATTGAGTGGTTTCATTAAGAATGTTAATGTGCATACCTAATTCCGTAAAGCTAGATATTTCATAAGTCTTTTTACTTTCGTAATCAGTAAAAGGGGTTGTCTTTAAGTTCATTGTTCTTGGTTTATTATACAAATATAAATAAAAAATATTATATAAAATATAAATATTATATAAAATAATAAAATATTTTAATAAAAAGAAATAGTTAAATCAGTTGCTTGAACATCATTTCCCTTTCCTCGAAGTAGTTATGCACAATTGTTCTGTTTTCTGGGGTATCTCGGTAATAAATGCAGTCTGTTTTCCAACTTTCAAAATCATCTTTAAGTATTTGCGATAACTCGTACATCATATAATAACAAGAGTATCTAATATCAACATATACTTTTTGCAAGGTAGCATCGGATTTTTTTGTTACCACATTTTCAATAAACTTTCCATCAACATACCTATCAAACTTTTTACCTCTACCTAAAACAGAAAGCGAAGCTAGGCGTATAGCTTTGCCAGAAGTAGGCAAACCTTTAGTGTATGTTTTTTTAGTAATATATCCTTTAACATAAGCTATTCTCCAAAATGCGTGGTCTAAATCAGTTGCAGTAATAGTACCCACTTCATCATCGTAATTATAATTATATTCAGAAGTATTTACCTTTGGCGGTATGTCAATATATGGATTAATGTTAAGAAAGTTTTTAACATCAGATTGTACCATATTAAATAAGCAAATCAACTTTGAATCAAAGTTTTTGTTTTCAGTTGAAAATACATTGTGTACGTTGTCAAAAATTAGTTCATTACATTCGCTACCAAACCGAACTAAAAAGTTTCCTTTTCCTTGCACTAGTTTGTTATAAAATCTATCAACCTTTGTTTTTGAGTAAATTCTTTTTAGTTTTTCTTCTTGATTATCCATAATTATATTTTACCACCTAATTTTAGTTTAGCTTTTAATTCTTTCATATTAGCAGTGAACAATTCTTTGCTAATTAGTTTTTTAGCATATAGGTTTTGTAAATTTTTTAAAGTTTCTTCAATCTCTAATTTTTGTGCTTCGTCTTGTCCTTCTACTTTACTTGGTCGAACTCTTTCTGCGGATTTCTTTTTGGCTACTCTTAAATCTATAATTTCTTGCCTTTTTTGAACTTTTACCGCCCTATCCTTTCGTACATCTTCTGGCAAATCACTTTCGGTTACAACCTTTAAGACTTCATCCATTGAAGTTTCACTATCTAAAGGAGAACCCATTAAAGTAGCCAACACATAATAAGAACAAGGTTTCCCATCGTCAGTTTTATTTGGCGCAACCAGAATTTTAAAAATAATGTTATCGTCAGAGCTAAAACCATTCCTACGCATATCTTCTACGGTATCATTTATGTTAAGCAATTCATACTTTTTTACTACTCCAGTATCTATAATACTTCCAATAGCTATTCTAATATTTAGATTACTATCAAAAAAACTAATTTGGTCGCCCAACATCCACCAGTTAATATCTTTCAAATCCTTTGTAGGAATATTAAATGGGTCAAAGCAAATAGTTGTCTTTTGTGTAGGTACGGTAGTAGGCATTGGCGTTGCATCTAAAATAGAAATAATAACAGAATCAACTTCGGTTACTTTAATTTTTGATAGCGGTTTGCCTTTGTATAACTGAAACAAATTAGCGGATGTCCACTTTTGAGCATCTCTCCATTTCCAGCCTAACTTACGTTTTTTAGATAGCTTATATACCCTTTTTGCTAAAATGGCAAATATGCGTAACGAATAATTTTTTTTCATCGGATTTACCCTTGATATTTTCTATACTTTTTTATAGTCGATAAGCCTAACCCAAAATGTTCTGTTGCTTTTACACTAGTATTACTTTGGCAAAATTCAGCAATTTGGATTTTAACTTCTTTAGATACTGGGTGTATCTTCATTCCAATATCGGTCATATCATTATCCTTACAATGATAGTTGATAGTTCCTCTGGAGCAATTTAATTCTTTTTGAATAGCACGATAGGATTTCCCTTGCGCTCTTAATGTCAATACTTGATTTTTTAATCCTTTAGGTCGAGCCATAATTAAATTTTATTTAAGTTGTTATATGGGTTGTTGGTACAAATATACAAATAAATGATAAAAAAAAGGACTTTCGCCCTTAATTTTACACAGTATTTATGTTTTTATTAATTCATAAAAATATTTTTACTTATATCAAAAAAACCTTTAGGAACAATAGGCGGTGTTTTAAATTCATAATCAATTTTAGATGGTATTGATGGATTGTTTAACATATCTCTAAAAGGATTTGTGTCAGAAGCTGATTCTTTTTCTGAAAATATAACTGTTTCATTTTCTGCAACACTTGAATTTTTATTTTTTAAAGTAGTGTAAATAAAGTAACCTAGTGAACCAACTAAAAAAGCTACTCCACCGTAAACTAAATATTTTTTATTTTCTGTTGTCATTTTAGTATTATTTTAATATTTTGTAAAGTAATATTGCAGAAATTGCTATTCCTCCATATAAAACATAATTTGGTTTTTTTGCAGTGATAGTTGTATTAGATGTATTTTCTCCATTACCTTCGCTTACCTCCCCTTTTGAACCTCCTAAATTTGTTGGTGCGCCACCACCAGAAGGAGTATCTAAATCATAAACTTTTACATTTGTAAAGTCTGGCTCTACAATAGCACTAGTTCCAGTTACAACTGGAGTGGGTGTAGTCGTTGTTGTAGTTGTAGGTTTAGGTGTTATTGTATTTGTAGATGGTTGTTCAGTCACACCCATACAAATATTTATTAAATTAGTTTTATAGTCTAAAGTAGCTTGTGATGAAGAAAAACGCATTGTAGCCATTTTGGCGTTTGCTTTTGATTCACACAATTCATATCTACTTTGTGTTGTTGTAGCCGTTGATGGCGAAACATATGCAATTGCGGTAGGTGCTTTCATAATTAGTATTTATTAAATTTTGTAAAAAAAAATATCTGTAAATATACGTTTATATACTAAAAATATTCTTAAATAATATAAAATAAACTGAATAACAATCATAATAAATGTGTCAAATTACTATTTTCGTGATAATGACTACTTTAAAAAGATTAATTTTTCATTAATTCCTTGCCTAACAATTATTAATTTTTCATCATATAATTTTTTAAGAATTTTTCTAATCTCATCTGAATTTAGATTAAATTTTCTCATTAGATATATAATACTAGTACCACATTTATTTTCAGTTAATTTTTGATTCTTTAAAATTTCTTGCTTTAAGTTTTCAATTAGTTGAAATTCCTCCATTAGTTTCTAAATACCTTTGATTTTGCATATTATTATTGTTCCATTGTACTTGTTCGTCATCGTCAGTATATTTTTTATTAATTTGATATAATGCACTATATTGACTATGGATTTTATTCTGCAACCAATCTAAAATTTCAGTTTCCTTTTTTTCTACAAAAAAATTGTGATTACTAGGGAAGCTAACCGATTGTACTCTTATTCCAGCATCTTTATTTATTTTGATAATTTTATCCCTTTGGCTCATAGTTTCATTTATAGGCGTAGGCTCTACTGGTTCAAAAATTACATCAAATCTAGTTAACTCTGTTTCTGGTAAATTAATTCCGTTTGTGTTTTCCATAATTTATTTTTTTATAATTTTAACATATAAAATTCGGATTTAGCTATTTGCTCATACCCATTTTTTTTATAAAAATTTATTACTTTTTTAATTTTTAAATCAAAATCTTTTTCATCATAATCTTCCTTCATTATATTATTAAACTCCAAAGGATATGGTATAACTGCAATAAAATCAACAAAAAACATATCTTTTAATTTTTCTAATACCGTAGAACCAATATTTAAAGATTGATATTCCTTAAAAATTTTTAAATTATCTAAATATGCAACATTTTCATATAAAAATTTATTTTTAAATTTTTTACTAAAAAAAGATTTGTATAAGTCTGGGTCATAATCACTATTAAATATAAATTTTGGCGTAGAAATAACTTCAAAAAGATTTAAAATTTGTCTATCGCTATCTATAATATCTGAAAAGTCAAAATTTAATTTATATGGATAATTTGAAAATCTAATAAAATCTAAAATCGTTATATTTCCTTCTCCAACTTTAATATCATTATCATCGTAAATGTCAAAAAAAAATTTATCAATAAAGTCGTCTGGACAATAGTCATAATCAATATCTTTTTTAACATATATTGAGTGCTGAAAACTAATTCTTAAATAATTCATAATTTTTATTTTAGCTAAATATTAATTTAATTAAAAAGACAAACGCTATAACTATAATCCACAATTACAATCAGTAGAATCTTCTGCTGAACACGCAAACAATAATGGCATAGCCATAAGCATAATTACTTTTTTTCATTTTTATTTTTTTAAGTTATATTAATTTAATTAACAATTCAAGGGTTTTCCATTCTTCGCTACTTGATTCAATTCTGTTTTTATGTAATTGATTTAAAGCATATAAAGCATCGGCTTTTTTCATTTTTTTGGTAATGTTACTTACTTTTTTATCAATAGGCAATCTATCGGTTAAATCCCATTCAATTACGTTCCTTCCAGTTACAGTACATTTTTTAATTCCCTTTTCGTAAATAACTCCTAATTCTCGTAACTCTGTAAATCTTGCTCTTGATTGCGATAAAACATTTGTTGAATTTAATCTACCACTCATAGCTTCGGAGCTTGTACACGGAGCAGAATTACAAATTGCTTCATAGACTTCAAATCGTATCTTTGAAAGTAATCCTTGTGCTTTAATTTGATTGTAACAATCGATTGATGTTTGTCTTGTTCCCATAATTATTCATCTTTAAATTTAAATTTATATTTATCCTTTATTTGTTGTAATTCAGAGATTGTTTTTATACCAAATTTACGCCATCTTGAAATTTGATATAATGTAAATTCAGAAAGTTCATCTAAATTAAATTTTCTAAATTGTTAAGTTTAATTTTGTCTAAATGTTTCATAAGGAAATCAATTTTCATTTGGTCTAACATACTTAATCGCACATCAAATCTTTCAATCTCAAATAAATCCTTTGCCCATTCCTCAATTTGTTTTTTATGAGTACTATTACAAAACCTTGAATCATATCTATATTTAATTTCATTCAAAAGTTCGTCTATATCAAAATCGTCTAAATCTACATCTACTGTTACACTTGCCATAATTAATATTTATTTTGATTATCAGTTGTATTTTCAAAGTTTTTACTTTCTACAATTCTTAACACAGATTTTGTAACCTCTGCTCTTTTAATCTCTAATGCTTGTACCCTATTCATTCCATTTAAGGCGTTAGTCATTGCTTCTGCTTTTTCAATGGTTATATCTCCGTTTTCTAATTTTTCTAATACCATAGCAAAATTATGATATACCCCTTTTTGATTTGTTGGTCTAATAAAACTACTCATTTTTAATTTTTTTAATTGTTCTAAATATCTTTAAACTTAATTGCTTTGATTTTACTAAATCTTCATTCTCTTTAAGGGTTTTGTAATTCAATCCAAACTCCGTATATAATCTAGTTTTAGCATATTCTTCTGATTCTAAAAACTCTTTAGAATTTCGTCTTTTTTTTCTAACTGCTTCTATTTTGTCAAGGTTTCTCAATCTATACTCAACATCGCTTTTCCTTCTTAAATCCTTGTAATGATTTGTTTTAGTGTAATGCTTTTTACATAAACCTTTAGCGTGTGCTTTGGTGGTACATAGAGAACAAATATTCATAATTATTTAGCTAAATATTAATTTAATTAAAAATACAAAAGCTATAACTATAATCCATAATATGTTTTGCGTTTTCTGATTGTGTTTACTCTCGTGGTACATAATCTTATTTTTTTGGTGCTAATCTCCAATTACTAACATTGGTAATGTATTCTATCAATTATAGTAAATGTCTTTCTATTTTTTCATTAAAGTTTTCCAACGCTATTTTGTATCCATAGTTTATTGCCATTTGCATAAGCACAATATCCATAGAGCCATTATTAGCTTTAGCAAAAGATTCTAAATGCTCTCTTGTTTGAGGAGTAGCAACTATTCCCCTATCAAGGTTTTTAAATTCTTGCTCAATGTAGTTTTGTAATTCTCTCATAACCTTATTTGTTTTATTTATTAAAGTTTGTAATTAATTTTAGCGATTTCGCTCCAACCTCGCCAAGCCGAGAACCGTTATCGGCAATTTTTGTTGTACGCAGTAGAAATACCACTACATATTGCGACTAAAAAGATTGTTACCCAATATTCCCATCTGTTACCAGCATCAAACCATACTTGCAATGCAAAGCATAGTGGTATAAATTCTAAATTCCCCATAATGAATGAGAAAACTGTCTTGATGTAAACATCTTTAAAGTCTTTGCAATCTTGATTTTGTTTTACTGTAATTTTCCATTCCATCTTGTTTTTTTTTTAATTAGTAGTTCATTGGTACAAATGTAATAAAGTGTTTTGGTTTGACAAAATATAATTTG